GATGACTGGTGCAGTCATTTTGACCCTAAATAGTGCAACGGGCCTGGTCTGGCCGGCAGGGACTGCCAAACGACTGCGCTAGCCGTGAGTGCGCGTATCGACAGCAGTAACCGCGGCAGGGATTGGTGATGACGCCCTGGCCCCGAGGCGTTATATCGGGGCGTTTTAGTTACCAGTTAGTTATCAGTTTTTTACAAGGAAGTAACCATGGGCAAGCTAGTTTTGAGCCGCAAGGTACGGGAACGGATTATTGTTGGGGATCGCATCGCCGTTGAGGTCGTGTCGATCAAGGGCAATACCGTAAGGATTGCAATTGAGGCACCAAAGGAGGTTAAGGTGTTGCGACAGGAGATTGTGGTAGTGGAAAAGCCGGAAGATAAAAGCTAAGATATTTGCGTCGAGTAGCTGCGACTAGAGAACAACAACGCGGGCAACCGCGCAGGAACCGGATTCAGGGGATCAGCTACCCCCTGGGTTCGGTTTTTTTGTTGGAGTTAACCATGCCAAGGATACGAACGATTAAGCCGGAGTTTTGGCGAAACAAGACTTTGGCACAGCAAAAGGAATTTACCCGCCTGCTGGCTATTGCACTCTTAAATATGGCCGATGATGAGGGGTATTTTGAGGCAGACGAAGCCTTGATTCGTGGGGATGTTTTCCCGTTTGAAAAGGACTGCAAGAGGATTCACGGAGGACTCACGGAGTTATCACGGATAGGTTATGTAGCTATTGCTGAGCATTCATTTAAAGGCAAAATTGGCCTGGTGTTAGCTTTTCAAAAGCATCAGGTAATAAATCGCCCTACGCCCAGTAAATTGAGGCAATCTTTTCAAGAATGCCAGGGAAAATCAGGGCAAAACATAGACTCACGGAGTACTCACGGAGGACTCACTGAAGGATCAGTGCTGGAAAGGGAACAGGGAACAGGGAACAGGGAAGGGGAACAGGGAGATAGCTTGGAGCTTCAAGAAGCGTCCAAGCCGTACGACGCGGGCATTGTGTTTGAACTAATTGGTTCAGATCCTGGCCCATACAGCCCCAGCGTTCAGCTAGTTCAAAACTTCAAAAGGTTTTACCCAAACATTGACGTAGTTCAGCATCTGCTGGCCGCAGCAGCGTGGCACGCCACTAACCCTAAGCGACGAAAGACCCGAAGCGGCATCGAGAAGTTTTTAAACGGCTGGCTATCGAAAGAAGCAAACCGAGGCGGGCCAGGGCATACAGAGTTTGTGGATGCAAAACAAAAAAGAAAAGAAGATGCAATGAAACGATTTTTGGAGAGCGTAAAATGACCGAGCAAGAAGCAAAAGAAGTTATATCAAAACTAGGAGCGTTTTTTCCCGATTGGATCGAGTGGTATGGTAACCTCGGTACGTTTCAGGAAACCAGAAGAATTTACTTAAATGGGCTGATGACCCAAGATGTTTGCGATTGCGAGCAGGTTATAGCCGATTGGCAGACTGGCCGCAAAAACGTACCGCCCAACTACGAGCGCGAGCGTTATATCTATTTGCTTATCGAGGGCGCAAGGCAGCTAAAAAACAAACGCATGGCAAAAACAGAGCCTGAGCCAGTGCGAGAAATGTACAGCGAAATCAAGCAGTTTAAAGAGCAAGTAAAACAGCGTCGGGAAAACTACAAGCCAGTGGCTGGATGGCTGGGTGCAACTTACCGGCGTTTTTTGGAAAAAGCTGAGTTGGTTAAGTCTGGCCAACTATCTCACGAAGAATACATGAAATTTGTTAACGCTGTTGTGGCGGAAGAAGCTAAAAAGTTATAGCAGAGGAGGTGGCGTAGATGTTTCCCGATGAAATTGAAGAACTAAAGCAAAATCTTAGTAAATCGCTGAGGTGGTATTCACGAATTGGTGACAGTCAAAAAGAAGTATTATTGTTGGAGATGCTGAGGTTTCACAAGTGGCGACGCTGTAGTGAGGTAGGTGAATGCTTGCGACTGCTTGAGGATGAGCTATCGGCAGCGGCAGCTACAGGTCAGGTAGTTTTAGAAAAATCAACTGATAATAGTTGGTTATTCAAAGCAGGAATTTTGTGCCAAATACAAATAGAACATGAATATTCAACATGGAGAAATAAGTAACTATGGCCAATAACATTTTAATCGCCCTGGCGTTTGTTCTGGGGCTGTTTACTACCGAGTGTTTTGGCCAACAGGCCGGTACAGCCGAAGTGGCCACAGATCAAGCTGCTTATGTGTTTGCAAAACGTGAGGCCGAGCTGCAAGCGGCCAGGGGTGTAGTTGGGCATTTGCTAGGCATCGCCCCAGGGTGCAGATTTGCGGGCGTGGGTAGCAGCAATTCCACAGCCAGGCCAAGCCACTGCACAACCAGCAAATACAGGCTGGTGGCGCGGGCGTGTGCAATTGGGAGGAACGGAAAGGTTTATTGGTCAGCGCATTACAGGTGAAAACATGAAGCTAATCCTACCCTGGCCCCCTTCAAACAATCACTACTGGGGCAGCCGAGACAAATACCGCTATCTGACCGCAAAGGGCAAGCAGTACCGAGTTGATACCCTGCTGGCCGTGTTTGCTTGCAATCGTGGCGCACCCAGGCCGATGACCGGCAAGCTGCGCGTAACCATCACAGCTAACCCGCCAGATCAGCGAGCAAGGGACTTAGATAACTTGCTCAAAGCGCCCCTAGATGCCCTGGCCAAAGCCGGCGTTTACGCAGACGACAAGCAGATAGATGAGCTAACGATTAAGCGAGGCGACGTTATGAAGCTGGGCCAACTGGTGATTGAAATTGAGGTGCTTAGTGGCGACGATTGATAAGACCAGCGAGCAGTACCAGCGGCATAAAGAGGACATGGCTAGGCGCAGCCGTGAGCGAGCGCAGAGCAGTCGTGAGATAGGGCCGCTGCCAACCGTAGCCGATCCAGCCAGGCGGGCCAGATGCAAAGATAGCCTAAAGCTGTTTTTGGAAACGTACCTTAAAGAGACTTTTAATTTGCCATGGTCGAGCGACCATTTACGCGCTATTGACGTAATGCAGGACGTAATTTTGCACGGTGGCCAGTACGCCCTGGCTATGCCCAGGCGGCAGGGCAAGACCACCCTGATAACTGGGGCGACGCTGTGGGCTATCCTGTACGGCCATTGTAAGTTTGTGGTGGTAGTGGCAGCGACTAAGGCCGACAGTATCAAGATCGCCAACAACGTAAAAATAACCATCGAGGCCGATGAGAATCTGAGCGGCGACTTTCCTGAAGCGTGTTACCCGATTCAAAGGCTAGAGGGAATTAACCATCGAACTGGCGGCCAAACCCTCGATGGTGAACAAACCAGAATACGCTGGACTCGGGAGGAGCTGGTATTTCCAACTGTGCCAGGAGCGCCCAGCAGCAGCGCGCGTTTGTACTGCCGAAGCATTACCGGAGCGATACGCGGTTTATCGGATAAGCTGCCCGACGGTACTACCATACGCCCTGAACTGGTGCTGCTCGATGACCCGCAGACCGAACGCAGCGCCAAGAGCGCCCACAGCACAGCTGAGCGAGAACGCACAACGAGCCGTGCGGTTTTAGGACTCGGTGGGGCAAGAAAACGACTGGCAGCGTTTGCGGCGGTTACGGTAATTCAGCAAGATGACCTAGCGGCCAGGCTCCTGGATCGCAAACGAAACCCAGATTGGCGCGGCGACCTAATGAAGCTGGTTTACCGGATGCCAGACAATATGGACTGGTGGCGAGGCTACAGGGACAAACGCAACGAGCTAATCCGGCTAGAGCAGCCGCTAGAGCAGCTGAACGACTACTACCGAGCGAACCGAGAAACAGCCGACGCGGGGTGTCAAGTAGCCTGGGAATATCGGCACGAACCCGACCAAGTAAGCGCGATCCAGTACGCGATGGATTTGTGGGCCAAAGATGAGGACGCTTTTTTAAGTGAATACCAAAACAGCCCGCGTAGTCAGGACGTAGAAAACGCGTTTGCTTTAGTGCCGGCAGACATCGGTAAAAAGCTGAGCGGAATACCGCGGGGATTTGTGCCAGACTGGGCTGAGCAGCTAACCGCATTTTGCGACGTTCAGCAGGATGCCCTGTTTTATTTGGTGGCCGCCTGGGATCAGCAGCTGCGCGGGCATGTTATCGATTATGGCAGCTGGCCCGAGCAAGGCCGGCAGTATTTCACCAAGCAGGACATTAGAAAGACGCTGCAAGAGCATTATGGCGTAGCAACGGTACAGCATGGACTGCTGGCAGGTATTACCGAAATCAGCGAGCGACTGCTGACCAAGCAGTATGCTTACCAGACTCGCGGCACAACCAGCGTTAACCTTTTGCTCATTGATGCCAACTGGCAACCCAGCACGGATATTGTCTACCAGGTAGCCAGAACGCTTGGCGCAGGCCGGTTGATGCCCTGGCACGGTAGATATGTCAGCGCGACGACAGCGCCGATTGAAAGTTGGAAACGTGAGCCAAGCGACAAAGTAGGGCCAGGCTGGAAAACGCAGCTGGGCCGCAGAAATCAGCGGCATTTGATTTGTGATGTGAATCAGTGGAAAACTGTGGTAGGCCAGCGAATTAAGACGACCGACGACAAAACAGGTATTACGGTGTTTGGGGATCGCCCAGACACTCACGCTATGCTAGCCGACCATTTAAGCAGCGAGTACGCCATAGACTCTAGCAGCGAGTCAACGGGCCGGCGTGTGCTGGAATGGAAGTTAAGGCCAAACCGCGACAATGAATGGTTTGACGGTTTGGTAGGTTCAGCCGTGGCAGCCAGTTTTCTAGGGGCAGCCCTGCCAGGCCAGACCGTCAAGCAGCACAAGCAAAAAGTGAGCTGGCGTGAGCAGCAGCAAGCCAAGCGACATACTCGGTAAATAATTTCCAGCCAAGGGACTTGGAAAATTAAAAAGGAATTCCCATGAGCCAGGGTCTGACCTGCCCAAAGTGCGGCTGTGCTGATTTGCGGGTACACAAAAGCCGTAGTTATGGCGAGGGCCGCAGGCGCGTCAGGATTTGCCGAAACTGTAGCCAGCGAATAGCCACTACGGAAAAAATTTTGGGCAAGTTGGTCACAGGTGACCCAAAGTTGAAAGATAAGCCGCCAGGCAATTGACTAGCCTTGCCCTATTTCAAAAACTTGGGGCATGAGCAACCCCAGCGACCTCGAAACCACGATAGAGAACGCAGCAGAGAACCCACAGTCTGCCAGCGTAGACGGTGTAACCGTTACCCAGCGCAGTTTGTCGGAACTCATCGAAGCCGATAAATATATACAGGCCAAAAAGGCATCGAGGCGCAAAAATCGAGGGCTGCGTTACACGCGGATAGTGCCGCCAGGTGCCAATTGATAAACCTGTTTCGGCGCCTATTCCCAAAAACCAAAACACGCCTGGTCAGGGTACGAGCGAAGTACGACGCAGCCCAGACCACTTACGACAACCAGCGGCACTGGGCAGCGGCAGACGACCTATCGGCTAAAAGTGCTAACAATGCCCATGTGCGCCGGCAGCTAAGAAAACGTAGCCGCTACGAAATTGCCAACAACAGCTACGCCCGAGGCATCGTTTCTACGCTTGCTAATTACACCATTGGCAGCGGGCCAACGCCTGGAATTACCTATCTGGGCAACATGCTGGATCGCCAGGACGTCAGTGAACTATCAGCCGTTGTTATGCGGCTATTCCATGAGTGGTGGCAGGAGGCGGAAATTCAAAACAAGCTGGCGACCGCTGGCGAAACAGTGCCGCGCGATGGCGAGGCGTTTTTCACTAAGTACACCAGCGCTAACCCGTTTTGGCGTTCACCAGTGCGCCTGAATGTCAGACTGCTAGAAGCTGACCAGTTTGAAACTGACAATCTACAGGGCCAACTTGGCAGCGACGAAAGCGGCGTGGAGCTAGACCAAAATGGCGACATCATGGCCTACTACCTGTTGCCATATCACCCAGGCGACACTTTTAGTCCGATCCAATCAGCGATCAGGGTTAGCGCCCGCGACGTCTATCATTTATACCGAGCCGACCGGCCAGGCCAGCTGCGTGGCATCCCCTGGTTAACGCCCTCGCTAAATATCTTTGCCCAGCTGCGTAGATTTGTTTTAGCCACACTGACCGCAGCCGAGACAGCCGCAGACCATGCAGCCGTTTTAGAGCAGATGGCCGGCGCTGATGATGAAGATCAAGCCGAACCCTGGGAGCGCATGGAAATTGAGCGCGGGGCGATGGTAACGCTACCAGCCGGCGCCAAGCTAAGTCAGTTTAAGGCCGAGCACCCTAACGCGACGTTTGAGCAGTTTATAACCTCGATGGTTAGAGAAGCTGCCCGCTGCGTAGATATGCCAGCGGTGCTGGCTATAGACGCCTCGAAATACAACTACGCATCTGGCCGGCTAGACCTACAAGCATTCTGGCGAACCCGCGGGGCTGAACGCGTTTTAATTTACGAGCGACAGTTTTTAGACCCGTTATGGCGCGACTGGCTAGATGAAGCCCTGTTAATACCTGGCTATTTGCCCGACCTATTTGCCGAGACTGCCTACGACTGGGCGCCACTATGGCGCTGGAGCGAGGCCGAGCATGTGGACAGGGCGAAAGAGGCAGCCGGCCAAGCCGCTGAGCTGGCGAACCATACCACGACGCTGGCCCGAGAATATGCCCGCAGGGGTTTGGACTGGGAAGATGAACTAAAGCAGCGAGCCAGGGAACTAGAGGTGATGCGCGAATTGGGGTTGACCGCAGCCCAGGCACAGCCGCAGCCACAAACGCAGCCGCAGCCCGCCGAGCAACCAGAAGAAATAGAAGATAGCCCAGAAGATGACATCGAGGACGACCTAGAGGACTCGGTAGAGGATAGCCCAGATGAGCAAGTCTGAACGTATTGAATTATCAAGCCAAGCCACGATTGAGCTACAGGCCGACATCGAGGGCGTACCAGCCAGGCCGACTGTGGCTATTAACGCTTACAACGGTGGCCCAGTGCGCGTAGGCGGCTATCGGCACCCAGTTGTTATCGACCTGGAAAGCCTACAGACGCCAACCAGCATACCGCTATTTCGCAATCACGATAGTGACCGCATCATTGGCCATGGATCGCCAACAGTGCTGCCGCCTAACCGCCTGGACATTGGCGGCGTGATTAGCGCCAGCAGCCCAGACGCTGAACAGGTTATCGACCTGGCCAAGGGCGGATTCCCCTGGCAGGCATCGGTAGGCGTGGATGTGATCGCCAAGCCGCAGTTTTTAGCCGATGGCGAAACGGCCATGGTGAATGGATCGAGAGTAAATGGCCCCGCATATGTTGTGCGAGGTGGTGAGTTGTACGAGGTAAGTTTTGTGACACTAGGCGCAGACCGCACAACTAGAGCAACGGTGGCCGCGCAAAGAGAGGAAACAGAGAAAATGGAAGATAGAACAGAAAGCACAGACTCGGCAGACGTTCAAGGACTGTTCGACCAGATCAAGCTGGAAAAGCAGCGACAGAAAGAAATTGTTGATATTTCCAAGCGATATATTGAGTTAGGCTACGACGTCAACACGGTTCAGGCAGCCGCAACCCATGCCCTCGATAACAAAACCGACGCCCAGCAATTTGAGCTAGGTTTAGTACGCAGCAGCCGCGGTGTGAACATCCGACGCAGCAGCGGCCAAAAGCTGACCGGTGAAGTCATCGAGGCCGGCCTGGCCCTCGCTATGGGCAGCGCGTTTGATTCAGAAAAATACTACAAACCACAAGCCCTTGAGGCTGCCCGAGAAAACTGGAAGCGCGGTTTGACCGTTACCGAGTTTTTGCGCATGGCAGCCCGCAGCAATGGCTGGACGGGTGAAAGCAACAAAGACGTTAAGAGTCTGCTCAGAGCAGCATTTGCCCCAGTCGAAGCCGCAAGCGGTGTATCGACCTACGACGTATCGGGCATTTTGTCCAACGTCGCTAACAAGATGATTATGGACGCCTTTAACGCAGTCGATAACGCTTGGCGACAGATCGCCCTCATTAGCCCAGTTAGCGACTTCAAGCAGATGGAAACCTACTCTTTAGTAGGCGACGTTGACTATGAAAAGCTGGGCCGCGGTGAGCGAATCAAACACGGTACGCTAAACGAAGTTCAGTACACCAACCAGGCCGACACCTATGCCAAGTTTATGGGCATCGACCGACGCGACATTATCAACGACGACATGGGCGCATTTAATCGCGTTCGTCAGCGTTTGGGCCGTGGAGCTGCAACTAAGCTCAACAAAGTGTTCTGGACTGAGTTTATGGACAACTCATCGTTTTTCGCCTCGGGCAACAACAACTACATCAGCGGTGCGACGACTAACCTAGCAAGCGAAGGTCTGCGCCAAGGTGTAGAAAAGTTTATGAAGCAGACTGACCCAGACGGTGAGCCATTGGGAATTATGCCTCGCATTTTGCTAGTGCCGCCCGAACTGGACTCCATTGCCCGTGAGTTGTTTGTTTCGACTAACAACAATACCGGCGGCGCTGCAACGACCGAGCGAGTACCAAACGCAAACGTCTTTGCTAACCGATTTATTCCGGTTTCGACCCCGTACTTAAGCAACAGCACTTACACAGGCTACAGTACAACTGCCTGGTATCTGCTGGCCAGCCCAGCTGAAATGGCAAGCATTGAGGTCGTTTTCTTAAACGGCGTGGAAACGCCGACCGTGGAAATGGCCGACGCTGATTTTGATTTGCTGGGCATTTCCATGCGAGGCTATCACGACTTTGGTGTTAACCTGATGGAAAAACGAGCTGGGGTTAAGAGCAAAGGCGCAGCATAGTGGACTTACTTGCCAACGGCGCTGAGTGGCTGCGAACGCAGCGGAAAAGCTATCTAGGGCAAACTGTGGTGTATGCCCAGGATGGTGATACCGTCAGCGTTACAGCCACCAGCGCTGAAACCAGGTTTGAGACAGATACCGGCGACGGTGTTCTGTTAACTGGTAGGCAGGTGGATTGGTTGATAGACGTCGCAGATTTAGAGGGAACGCTGGGTGCAGGGACGCGCCCGCTACCTGGCGACAGGATACAGGCCGGCAGCGGCGCATCAGCGATCCAGTACACCGTTGTACAGATCGGTGGTGAGGCTGCTTGGCGCTGGCATGATCGCCAGCAAAAGACATTGAGGATACACAGCATTGAGACAGGAGCCGGCGCGATATGAGCAGCGTCTGGTTTGGCCTGAGAAACAAGATTAAGACACAAATCAACGGTTTGACTGGCTACGAAACCATAGTGGCCAACATTCCGACGATAGACCGCGCCGAACTGACCGCACCTAAGATTTTGGTAACGCCAGCCGACGCAACGATTGGATTTAGAAACCGCAGCAACACACCAAAAACCATGGCCGTGTTTGTTGCGTTTTTTGCGCCACTTGGTACCGATACCGCAACCTGGGACGACGATGCCGAGCTGTGGCTGGGTGATGTAGAGTTGATACAGAAAAACCTGATGGACGACCCGCCCGAGGGCTGGCGAGCTATTGAGGTAGAGTGGCCGGTACCTATCAGTGAGGATAGGTGGCGAAATTACAGCCAGTTTTCAAGTGTGTTACGAGCGAGTTACGAGGAACTAGCATGATCGAGAGTATCGAGGAACTAGAAACGACGCTGACCGCTGGTATCCCCATGAGTGGCGGCCTAATGAACAAATTAGGCGTGATTGACCGCCTACTGGACAAACTGGGCCAGCTAGTGGCGTTCATTGGCGACCTGCCCAAAGAGAAAATCTTAGAGATGCTGGGCCAGGTGTACGACGACTACATTGGGCCACTAGACATCCCAGGTATCCCGAACATTTTGATTGAAGCGCAACTGGATGCCATGCTGCGCGAAGTGTTTTTGGCTATAGCTGCAAGGATTATCGACCGTGTTAATCAGCAATAGCCGCGCCCAACTTATTTTCGATTTGCTAATGTTGACCTCGCTATTGTCGTTTGGTTTAGTGCTAGGCTGCCAGCGCGGCCAGCCGAAGGTAGAAACGACCGCAAGCCGGTTTTTGAAGGATTACGCAATCGGAATGAGCAGCGCGTTTATTCAAGCAGCCGCAGCAGTGGAAAACGGAGCGATTAAAACCGATGCCGAACTGCTAGAGTATTTGCAGCCCGAAACTGCCCAGGCAAGGAAGCAAGCAGCCATTGGCATCGACCAGTACCTAGAAAACAACCTAAGCAATGGCGAGCTAAAGAAATCAGACGTCACCGTACTACGCGACCTCGGGCAGCAGTTTAGGGGTGCGTATGGACGATAACTTTGGCTACCGACTAGACCTGGAAAACCGCGACGCGATCATTGAGCAGTCGCCAGCGTTTTTGCTCAAAATGACAACCGAGCCAGAGCGCGTAGACCCGCGGCCTATTTTGGTTACAGAGGATCAGGGCAGCATGGGCAGCTGCCAGGGCCACAGCCTATCGAGCTGCTTAGAGTGGTGCCACTATCTGGCCACAAAAGGCCATTACTTGCAGCTGAGCCGTCTATTTGCTTACCTGGGATCGCAGCGCCTCGATGGAATCATCGGTGACAATGGCAGCACGTTACACGGTGGCGCTAGGCTAGCCAAAGACTACGGTATTTGCCCAGAAAACATCCTGCCCTACCCAGTGCCAGCGGTTTACCCCCGCGGTGGCTGGCAAAGCATGAGCAGTGCAGCCTGGGACGCAGCGACGAAATTTAAGATCGCCACAGCGCAGTTTATCGAAACCGAGCCACAGGCGAAAACGTGGTTAGCGGCAGGCGCTGGGTTAATCAATATCGGGATCGCCTGGGGCCAAGCGATGACCCCAGATAGCCGTGGTTGTATCAAGTCATTCAGGCCAGGTGGTGGCGGCCATGCGATTGTACTGGGTGGGTATTTACCAGATGCAGCTGTGGGCGTCAGCAGCGGCGACGGTTATTGGTATTTGCTGCATAACAGCTGGTCAAAACGCTGGGGCATGAGTGGCTGGGCCTATGTGGCCCCCAACGCTGTACGCCAGATGCTGGAATCAAGATTTACGACTTTCGTTGGCCTAAGTGATATGACCGACGTCAAGCCACGAGAAATCGACTTTACAGAGGAGAGCGTAGTAGCATGATTACGACCATGATTTTAACCCTAGCACTTGCCCAGGATTGCCCTAACGGCCAATGCCAGATGCCTAATAAGCAAGCACCAGCCGCAGCGGTGGTAGTTAGCCACCCAGTGCGTCAGTTGGTTAGCAAGCCAGTTAAGCGAGTGCGTTTGTTTAGCCGTAGGCTACTGCGTGGCTGCCGATGATTAACCTGAGGCTCGATTTAGCAAAGGTGCAGTTTAACTCGCGACCTGTGCTATCAGCCAAAGACAAAGGCACCAGGCGAGCGCTGGTGAAAGCCGGCGCGTTTGTTCGCAGCGATGCCAAGCGAAGCATGAAAAAACGAAAGCGGCCAGCCGAGGAAGGGCAGCCGCCTAGAGAAGTGAAAGGGCAGTTAAAGAAGTTTTTGTTTTTTGTCGTAGACAAAGCCGAGAGCGTGACTATAGGGCCAATCAAGCTGAGCAACACCAAAGCACCTGGAACGCTGGAATACGGCGGGGCCAGAACAACGATGAGAATGGTACGCGGCAGAAAGCAAGCCGTAAAAGCCGACTATAAACCGCACCCCTACATGAACCCAGCCTTAGACAAAAACGCAGCAAAAGTACCTGAGTTATTTAAAAACGCATTTAAGTAAGGATCGCAAAATATGGCAGTGCTAAAAGGCATAGACTGCAAGGTATACCGCAACACGGCTACCTATGGATCGCCAACGTGGGCGCTGGTTAACCCAACGATTGAGGTGACTGTTAACCTGGAAAACAGCACGTTTGACGCGTCCAACCGCGACAGCAACTACAGATTACAATTGCCAGCGCTAACCGACATCAGCGTAGATTTTCGGTTCCACAAAGACAAAGACGACGCAGATTTTTTGGCACTGGAGACCGCAGCGCAGACCCGAGTAAATTTGGATTTACTAATTCTGGACGGGCTGCAAACAGTAGCCACTAGCGATGGCTGGCGTATTTTGGGATTCTTTAGTAGCTGGACAGAATCGCAGCCGCTGGAGGATGCCATCACCGTAGACGCAACCTACGTTCCAGCAGCGGTGGCCAACGCTGTGGCAGTAGCAACGGGAACGGCGCCCCCATGATGACTTTTAGCGATGGACAGAAAACGTGGCATCTGCGCTGGACGGTAGGCGTCTGCCGAGACTGCCAAGGATTGCCATACCTCGATGCCGAGGGCAATGAGCAGCGACTAAACCCAGGACTTATTGAGGTCTGGTTTCCAGCCCTGTTTACCAACCCTGTGCTGGTCTGCGATTTGGTTTGGGCAGCTGCTCGAAAGCAACATGCAGATCGCAGCAAAGAGCAACTAGAGGACGTACTAGCCGGCGAAGTTATAGACGCAGCCAGGGAGGCGCTACTTGATGAAATCCTAAATTTTATCAAGAGCCAGGCAGGCCGATACAAAGTGCTGAGCCTGATGAGGAAGCAGGCCAAAGTGGCACTAGAGGAAAGCTACGAGGACATAGCAAACCAATTGACGGGTACAGACTCGCTATTGAGTGTGCAGGAGAAATCGGGATCGACCCAACTGACCTGACGCTGGGCGAGTTGCTGCTCATGGTAGGCAGTAGGCGCAAGGCAGAATGGGCTAGGGCGGGTACAATAGCCGCAGCAGTGTATAACGTACACAAACGCAAAGGCGGCAAAACAATTAAGCCGAGCGATTTTTACAAGCCGCTAGGTGAGTCAAATGTTAGCTGGAAACAGGCAGTAGAGCAGTTTAAGAAAAGGAAACCCAAAGGATGAGCCAAGCAGAAGTAAAGACAGTTACAGACATTTTGCCCTATGTGCCAAGCAGCGCAGCGGCAGCGGGTGACGTAGCCCGAGTTGGAGGGATTTTAGGCGTAGTAGCAACCGACCTCGCAGCCAGTGAGCGCGGATCGCTAGTAGTCAATGGCACAGTCAAGCTGCCCAAGATTACCGGCGCGATTACCCGCGGCGCCAAGGTATTCTGGAACCCTACTGGCGATCCAGTCAGCGGCACAGCCGGCAGCGGCGCGGCGACCGTAACGGAAACCTCGGGCAGTTTTGTCGGCTACTGTGTGGAAAGCGTAGTCAGCGGCGACGCGTCTGTAGTGGTCTATTTGACCGGCGCAGGCGAACAGGGCGTTCAGCAAAAGCGATTCCGAGTCACAACCGCCCAGGTTAACGCAGGGTTTACCTTGCTGCCAGCGATTGCAGGGGTTCAGTATCAGTTAACAGACCTTGCCCTTATTGCGATTGGCGGCAACGCAGCAACTGCAACCGGCGTCATGGTACGCGGCACTCAGTCGGCCAGCGTGGTTAAGCTGATGGATGCCAAGGTAGCTGGACTGACCCAGTCAACGCTGCTGCGAATCGGAACGGCCACTAACGGCCTAATCCTGGCCGACGGCGCATCATTTGTCCCATGCGACGCTAACACAGCTATCACCATTATCAAGGATGGTAGCGACCTGGCGACCGCAACGCATATCGACGTACTGATTAGCTACAAGACCGTTATCAGCTAACGCGGGGCCGCTATGGCATCCAAGCAAGGCATTGAGGCAGGGGGCGCGTTTGTTCGCATATTTGCGGACGACTCGCCCTTGCGCCGAACACTAAAGCAAGCGGCAGACCGACTGAAAGCGTTTGCTAAGCCGTTAATAGGCGCTTCCAAGTTAATTGGCGGCGCCCTATTGGCGTCTGGTGCCGCAGCTGCTGCTGCTACTCGCAGTTTCGCAAACTATGGCGATGAGGTTGGTGACGCAGCTGCGAGAACGGGGCTAACCACGGAGGCATTGTCTGAGCTGGGTTATGCAGCCAAGCTATCAGGCAGCGACCTCGGTACACTTGAAAAAGGATTCAGGACGTTTACTAAAGCGCTGGTATCTGGCGGCAACGTCCAGGCACTGAAGCAACTGGGGCTAGACCCTGAAACATTGAAACAGCAGTCACCAGATCAGCAACTGGAGGCAATCTTTGCGGCGTTTCAGAAAATAACCAACCCGACGCAGCGGGCAGCCCTAGCGATGCAGGTATTTGGCAAGGCTGGCGCGGATATGATACCGCTATTGTCTGCCAGTGGCGAAGAAATGGCAGCCATGCGGCAGGAAGCCAAAAAGTTTGGCGTAAGCCTATCAGCTGAGCAGGTAGCAGCAGCAGCAAATTTTAACGATGCTATTGACAAAATGGGCATGGCCCTACAGGGCGTGGCTAATTTGATTGGTGGCGCATTAGCCCCGATTTTAACTTACCTCACCGACGCTGTACTGATAGCCGGCCAGGCGTTTGCGCAGTGGCTAATGGATGTTTTGAAGTTTGTCGCGTCAGCACAAACTGCGTTTGCTACATTGCAAGTGGCCTGGGCCGCTACGACCGAATTTTTTGGTAACGCATTTAGCTACGCGGTGCAGGGAATCTCGTCAGCCTTGGTAGTAATGCAAACCACGATCGAGGGCGTTTTCGATACAGTAGCGACAAATATACAAATCGTCTGGGCCAAGGCCATGCAGGCCATGACCGGCGCGACCTTTAGCATGGTACAGAAAATAAGCAAACCGCTGGCCGATGTGCTGCGAGGAGCAGGCTTAGACAGCGCAGCTAATTTTATCCAAGGTGCAGCGACTGGCATTGGCGTAGGCGCCCCCATGATCGCAGCCGAGCAAAGCAAAGAGTCAGCCAAGTTAGGTACTGAGCTAGAAAAGCGTAGGCAGCAGCGTGAGCTAGACCAGGCCGCCATGCTGGCCAACATTCAAGAGGACGCAGCCAGGGCGCGATCGCAGCGAACCCAGGCCGTGGTAGATGCCCAAACCAAGTTAGCCGAGTCTATGGCAGCAGATCAGAAGCGAGCCAGCGAGGAAGCGGCCAAGCGGGCCGAGCGAGCGCAGTTAGAGGCAGGTGTAGCCTTTGCGGGTGCAGGTGGTGGCATGGAAACCGCTGGGACGTTTGCAGCAAGGGCGATCGGTGGACTTGGCGCTAGTAGCTTACAGCAAGATATGTTAAATGCGTTAAATGAAGTGGCAGCAAATACAAACGCCCTTGTCAATGAAGTTGCCAACGGGGGTATCCAGTGAGTATTTCAGTTACTGAGCTAGCGATTGAAAGTAGAAACGGCGAAGCAAGTAGGGATGGCAAGGAAAGCCGCGTCGAGTTGGTTTATGTCGTAAGCGGAACGTCTATTTTAGATATTGCTCTCGATGCAGTAGATGATGTCGCACCAGCTGCGTTTCAAGGGTGTGTTAAAAGGCGATTTGCCTACGAGGCGTTAAGCAATGACGCGTGGAAAGTGCGCGTTAGCTATGACAAGGCTAGGCGACTGCTTGTTAACGAGTTTAACTATGAATTTGACATTGGTACGCAGTCGCAAACTATCACACAATCTAAAGGCACTACGCGATACAGGGCGCCCATCGCGTCGCTACCAACAACAGCACCAGATTATCGTGGCGCAATCAATGTGCAGGATGGTAGGGTAGGCGGTGCAGACGCCTTAATACCTACGTTTCAATGGTCAGAAACCCATATTGTAGCAGCTAATCAGGTAACAGAAGCCTATAAGACAACGCTTTACAATTTGGCGGGAACTAAAAACAACGCAACCTTTAGGCAAAAGGCAGCCGGTGAGGTACTGTTTTTAGGTTGTCGAGGTGCGCTACGCAATACAGATGAATTTAGTCTGACCTTCAATTTTTCAGCGTCGCCGAACCTGACAAACTACAACGTAAACAACATGTTTATTAGCAAAAAAGGCTGGGATTTTGTGTGGTTTGTTTATGCCGACATTTTGCCTACCACAGTCGGCGCGAACAACGTGGTTAAAAATCCGGTATTTGCCTACGTCGAAAAGATTTACGACGATAGCGACTTTTCGCAGCTAGGAATTGGCACATGACCGTATTTTTGACAGGCGATAATTTTGGTAGGCGAATTACCGCAAAAGAAGCTAATAGAATTCTTCGCGCTGGACAGGAGCAGGAAGCCGGCCTTGCAAACGTATCAGTCAGGGACGTTCAGCGCGTTTGGGAAAATGGCCATATTTTAGTACGCAACGACAGCGGGCAAAGTGTGCCAGCGTTTTCTGTTTTAGGATATGCGGGTAGCCCGCAGTATATTGATCCAAACAGGGCAAATGTTGGGCAGCAGTTAGTTGTTTTTATCGGCCAACGGTATCACGCCTACAAGCATTTTTTTCGCCACTGTGTCCTGCAAACGTCCGCGCTGATGGGGGAAGTCGTGCCAGCGGCAATATCTGGCGTAACATTTGCAAGGATCAAAGACAATGAAGGCGGCAGCGCAACCTACCGAACTGGCGAAAAACTGTTAGTACAGCATATTGCAACCCAGGACGGTGGCGATAATGCAGCTATTGGAAGTTATTTCTACCGCTATCGGCATTTAGATAGCCAGACCGAATTCGGTCAAGCGCAAGTTATTAAGTTTCCAGCAAAGCCAGGTGACGATAGTTTTAATGCCATTCGGAGTCGTGGGTTAGTGCTGCTACGCCAATTTACGCCCATATGGCGCGGCACTATGTCTACTATAGAATCGGGAACTAGAAACTACACTGGCAAGATAACTGCGTTTGAGGGAATTACCGAAACAATTGTCATACGAGACCCTTTTCAGGTAGTGCCAAATGCAATTACCAGCGGCGAAATAACCTCGGCTGTTGTTGGTCTGCAACTAGGTCAAAACGAGGATGCTGTTAGCGATCCAGCTACACTGCCTAACATACGAGCCGCCATAGTTACAATCGATAACTACACAGCTACCCGTTTTGTTGTCAGTGAACCGCCATAAGGTGCCAAAATATGCAAGAGAATTTGACGTTGTTAGGGACGCTTTTAACTGGCATGACCGCTATGGGCGGCGCTGTGGGGATGCTGTGGCGCCATGTCGAAAAGCTGCACAGTGAAGCCATGGCCAGGATGGATAAAACAACTGAGCGCATCGAGCATGAGCTTAAAGACTGCCAAGCCGACAGGGTCAAGCTGTGGGAACATATTACAAAAACGCAGGAGAATAGCTAAGTGCCTATTACTCCAATGATTACCTCATTTGTTGACCTAAGCCAACTGACGCAAGAACAACTCTGGGGTTTGCAGTATGCAACATTGCAAGCCAACGGACCTATCCAGGCAGCAAACGAAGCCCTGCCAGAAGGTGAAGAACCTAAGCCATTATTCACCGATGCAAGCTACGCTGAAATGATTTTCAAGTCAGCTTGCGATTCGTACTACCAGCAACTTGTTGAACACAAGAAAAAGTCTGCTTTGCAGATGTTTGATGCCTTAACGCCGGAGCAACAAGCGGCACTTGTCCAGCAACTTCAGATTCCAGACGTTTTACCTCAATAGGTATTAAGCTATGTCGCTTGGCGTTATCTCTCCGATCCGCAACAAAGGTCTGTACTCTGATTGGCTGTCTGCTGCACCGTTGGCTACGTCGATGCTGACTATCGACACCAGTGGTAATGTAGGTAGCCAAGCTATTCCTGTTGCTGCATGGGGAAGTATCACCGGAACGCTAAGCAGTCAAACCGATTTGCAGAATGCTTTAAACGCTAAGCTGTCGTTGTCGGGTGGGACGATGACGGGTGCTATTACTGGGACTAGCAATATCGTTGAATTTGCAAGCTCAACAAGCAGTCAGACGGTTAGACTCTACAACACCTTCACCGATACCTCCAACTACATCCGTCAATCACTCTCTTTCACTACCTACTCATCCACCGTTCACGCTCGGATAGCAGCAGAGGGTGCTGGCACGGGGGCAGTTAACGTACCGTTTGTAATTACGCCTCGCGGTACAGGTGCGTTTATCGTTGGGCCAATGCCCGATGGTACTGCAACAGGCGGGAATGCTAGGGGTGCGAATGCGATTGATTTGCGAATAGCTGCTCGGGCATCTGCGAGTGATGTCGCCAGTGGATCACAGTCATTCTTGGGGCCGAACGGGACGTCAGCGACAGGTACTGGTTCTGTGGCTTTTGGTGGCAATGCTACTGGCACAAACACTTTCTGTCTTGGGCCTCTCAATAACAGTGCTTCTGGTGGCGTCTGTCTTGGGGTTGGCACGGAGGGAGCTAATTCAGCTTCAGGAGTTGGTTCTATTGTATTGTCTGGCAGGTATAACGGTTCACAAGGCAATTACGCGATGGTTGGAGGGCAGTCGTGCAACGCAGCAGCTGTTGCATCCCTTGCGTTTGGTGAAAGTTGTAACACCATATCTGGAGAGCCTTTTTCCTTTGGATGGGGTACATTCGCAATCGCGAGGCTCGAAAATGAATACGCACAAGCGTCAGGCCGATTTGCTGCGCAAGGTGACTGCCAGTTCATCCGGCATATTTTGCGTGCCACATCTGCGACCAATACAGCAGTTGAATTGCTTTTTGGCCTATCACGCAACAAACGATTTACGATTCCGGCTGGATACATCTTTCACGGAACCGTAACGATCATAGGAATCAAATCCGATGGGTCTGTTGTTGCCTCATACATGCGACAGGTAGCAATTGTGCGTGTCTCAAACTCCACTTCAATGTCCGGAACTGTAAACACCATTGGAACGGACCAACCATCGGGCACATCCATAACGATAGATGCCGACGACACAAACGAAGCCTTGCGAATCCAATGCACGGGTATTACATCAGAAACGTGGAGATGGCAAGCAGTTGTTCAGGGCGGGATGATGGCTTACGGAACTTAGGAGTGTTTATGTCTGAACTTGTTTTGAAATTGTCGAAGGCCCAAGTCGAAGTTGTACTAAAGTCTCTTAACCAAGTTTGCCAGGGAGTTGAAGCGGCGAGTGTAATCTTGCCAGTCTTCGCGGAAATCCAAAAGCAAACCAATGAGCAACTTGAACCTAAACAAGGTGAATAACCGTGGCTAACAAAACCGTTGTGTTTAACAATCAAGTGTATGCAGGAACGGCAGGACTAACGCTCTTGCTCATTTCACCGACCGATGGTTCTATCGGCAATGGTAGCGGTGATACGTTGACTGCTGGAAGCAACGGTTTGTTTAGTTGTGTTGTCACGGAGAACATCACTGGCTGGTGGCATGTCGTGGTAAAGAACGGGGCAACTGCGATCCTTGAAGGTGGGCAGGTGTATTTCCCATCGGATACGCTTGGTACTTATCGCGTGGATGTCATCGCCTCTGTTGATGAAATCGTTGACGGTGTTTGGGATGAGGTGCTAACCGGCGCAACGCACAACGTAGCATCTTCGGCTGGTCGAAGATTGCGGCAACTAGCCAGCGTGATCGTCAGAGCAGGAACAGCACAAGGACCAGGAACTGGCAACAATCAGATTCAACTCGATGCGGGTGCAAGTGCTACTAACGGTGATTATGATCCAGGGTTGATATTTATCGAAACCGGCACTGGTGCAGGGCAAGCAAGGCTTATTCTGCAATACAACGGAACCACTAAAGTTGCCACTGTAGATAGAGATTGGAGAGTCAATCCAGATAACACCAGTGAGTTTGTCATTTTAGCCGATGCCGGTCGCCAGTCAGTCAACGAAGGCTTGGCACAAGCAGGAAGCAGCACAACGATCACGCTCAACACAAGTGCCTCGACCAGCGACGATGCTTACAACGGGCAGCTAATTTTTATTCGCAGCGGAACTGGTCAAGATCAAGTCGCACTTGTAGAAGATTATGTTGGCTCAACCAAGGTGGCGACCACCAGAACTCGATCCGCAACGGGGCAATGGGCAGTTGTGCCAGATACAACGAGTGCCTACGTCATGATTCCAAATTTGACGTGGACTATTGCGGAAATGCAGGCAGGACTAGCAACAAGCAGCGGCGTTACAGCAGCGTTCACGGAGATAAAAGGAGCAAGTTGGAGTTCGGCAAGTGATACGCTGGAGAAGATCAGTGACGCAGCTGGCACAGGCGGGGCAACTGTGATTGTCAGCCCACTATCTGCCCAGGCGCCCGAGCGAGTAGTAGGCACAACCATTGACATCGCTGTTGGGGATCGCAGCCCAGTCAGTGTAGATGTGTTCGATGCGAACGATGCAGCCGTTGATTTGTCAGCCCAAGGTAATCTGGAAGTGTGTATCGAAAGCCGAAACAATACCGACCTACAAGTTGTGGCCCATGCGAGCATAACGATAGGCGGCACAGGTAACAGGCGAGCAACATGGACACCTAACGCAGCTGCTGTAGCGACGGTGGATAAGCATCGCTGGAGCCTGCGTACAGAGAGTGCTAAGAAGGTGTTAGCCTACGGGCCTTGGGTAGTGTCCAGAGTCGCCCTGAAGGACGCCTAGAGGCCTTAAAAGGTACTCCGGCGGGCAAGGTCGAGGGAAAAGGTCGAGCGAATCGGTCATATTTTTAGCAATTGTTTGTTTTAGGGGGGTAAGTTATGGCTGATGTAAGCATTACAGCCGGAAACGTGGCGATTAGTGCCGAAGCGACGACAATCCTGACCGTACAGGCCGGCGAATCAATTACGCAGGGGCAGCCGGTGTACCGCAGCAGCAGCACAGGCAAATATCTGAGAGCCGACGCCAACGATACAGCAGCGAAGGCTGAGGCGCTCGGGATTGCGCTGACGCCAGCCAGTACCGATGGTTACTTTCTCATCGCAACCGATGGCGAAATTAACATTGGCGGAACCCTGGTCAAAGGATCGCCATACTACGTTTCAAACGCAGTGGGCGGGATCGCACCATTTGCCGATTTGACCACAAACGATTACGTCACAATCCTGGGCCATGCTAAGACGACAGCCATTTTGCAGATCAACATTGTGGCGACTGGAATACAGAAGGCGTAATTTTTAGAAAGCACTATTGCTGTCACCGTATAGTGACGATATAACCCGCATATGGAACAGCTATTTTCAAGCAAAGACGTCGCTGCCAAGATTGGCGTTAACCTTGCAACGGTAAGGAAGTGGGTACAGCGTGGCAAACTAAGGCCGCGGCCAAAGATTATTGGTGGTGCCTATGTGTTTACCCAGCGAGATGTTGAGCAATTGAGTCAGCGAGCAGACGAGCGCAGGAAATAGCTTTTTATTTACTTGGATTGTCACCATATAGTGACGAAAGGTTTAGCATGTTAGGAATTGTCGAAACATTTGGAAGCCGCGAGGCGTGGGCCGCTAACCGCGCGACCTACATTGGCGGCAGCGATGCTGCTGGGATCATGGGCGCTTGCCCGTATACGTCGGCTATAGAAGTTTATGCCCGTAAGCTGGGGCTGCTCGAGCCAGTACAGGCCAGCGAGGCCATGCTGTGGGGTCAGAAGCTGGAGCCAGTGATAGCTACCGAGGTGGCAGATCGCCTGGGCCGGCCTGTAGAGCTGTGGGATCAGTCAGCTATTATTCGGCACCCAGAACGCAACTGGCAAGGCTGTACACCTGATGCGCTGCTCGATGACGGTGAACAGATTCTTCAGATCAAGACTACCAGCAATCGCGACACAGCTGAGGAAGTGCCGCTGAACTATCAGGTACAGGTACAGCATGAACTGTGCGTTACAGGTGCCAGCCGAGCCTATTTGGCGATCCTGATTGGTGGCCAGCGTTTGGTCATTCACGAAGTTGAGCCTAACGAGCGTTTCCAGCAATTTATGGTGCAGCGTGAGCAGTTGTTCTGGGAAAATCTACTTAACCACCAGCCGCCACCTGTGGACGCGAGCGAATCGGCCAGGCGAGCCATCGGCACCATGTTTAAGTGGACAGCTGAAGCCATGCCTATGGGTTACGAGCAGGGCATATCTGCCATGGAATTAGATCAGCAACTAACGCAGATCAAGGATACCCTAAGCGACCTGGAAACCAAGAAGCGTTACCTAGAAAACCAGCTGCTGCAACTTATGGGCGGGGCCGAGCTGGTCGAGCTGCCCAACGGCGTCAAGCTGAGCTACAAGCAGCAGACGCGCAAAAGCTATGTCGTCGAGGAATCTACGTTTCGAGTTTTTCGCAGGAGCCAGCCCAAGTGATTGATTTATTCAGTGAAGAATTAATAGAAGTAATTGATTTGCCAGCAAAATTGCCGAGGCGAAAAAACGGAAAGCCATACCATTTAAGCGCCGTCTATAGGTGGATGAAAGTTGGGCTAAGTGGAGTCAAGCTAGAAACCGTATTTTACGGCGGGATACGCTATACATCAAAAGAAGCTGTAAGCCGGTTTTGGAATCAGGTGACATTGGCAAGAAAAAATCAGCAAGGTAGAGGGTTTATAAATGAGTGAGCTAATTGAACAACCACAAACCGAGCCGCTAGAAAGGGCCGAGAGGCAGCTAGCACACCTAAAAGATGCTTTTGAATTTGCACAGCGGGAAGCCAGGCTACTAGCCAGTAGCGATTTTGCCCCAAAGGCATTCAAGGGCAACGTACCAAACTGCGTCATAGCCATGAATTTAGCCCGTAGGTTCGGTTTTGATCCAACCATGGTCATGCAAAATGTGGCGATCATTCATGGCAAACCAGCCTGGGAAGCTAAATTCTTAATCGCCCTAATTAACAACAGCCGGCAATTCGAGCGACTTACCTATGTGTTCAGTGGTACGCGGGGCCAGGATAGTTACGGCTGCCGCGTAGTTACCAAAGACAGAGCTACTGGCGAGCGTATTGAGGGAACCATTGTTGACCTGGCCATGGCCAAGGCTGAGGGCTGGTATCACAAAGAGGGTAGCAAGTGGAAAACCATGCCCGAGCAAATGCTGATTTACAGATCAGCTAGTTTTTTTGCCCGACAGCATTGCCCCGAGCTGCTGCTGGGGATGCAGGCTGAGGACGAGGTAGTAGACGTTGAACCGATTCAGGCAGCACAAAAACGACTGGAGGATTTGATAGATGAGGTGGGTTAAATTTTCAGAACGATTTCCAGGCAGTAAAGATCAGGCTAGTTTGGACATAGACGACGATGTGATAATTAAGTCAGATGATACGTTTTTGGTTCGGAACTTATCGGAGCTGCTTAACGTAGTGTCGCTCGATGATGAGTGGCTAGAGATTATTGAGGCTGAGCCAGTCATTGCCTGTGAATCTTGTCGGTTTTATGACGATTTTGAGCCAGGCGTAGGGCAGTGCAGAAAAAACCCGCCAGTGCGTGAGGAAGGTGGCGAGGATGCAGTGTGGCCCTGGGTGGTGCCAACTGATTGGTGCGGCGAGTTTAACCCTAAATAGTGCAACGGGCCTGGTCTGGCCGGCAGGGACTGCCAAACGACTGCGCTAGCCGTGAGTGCGCGTATCGACAGCAGTAACCGCGGCAGGGATTGGTGATGACGCCCTGGCCCCGAGG